ATGACCTTACTTGAAAAATGCAATGCCGATGTGTTCAAGGCGATTCTTGACATCAAAGAAAGCCAACCCGAAATTGGTGAGAAACTCATCTCTATCCTGCAATATTACGAGCATCATTATGACATGACCTTTAGCGAAGTGATGTGGTTCGCCGCTCACCTACCTTGGCCAATGTGGGACCGCAAGGTCCACACCCTTACTTGTCTCTTTGAATCCAAACAAACCACCCCAAACCCATGAACCACTTAGTAACCATCCCCAAGTCGGACATCAGCAAGGCTGACATCGCCGACATCGCCGCTGGCCTCATCCTCCGAATCGAGGAAGGAGAGGTCAACCCCATCGCCGCCCATGTACGCCTCAAAGCGGTCGTCAAAGCCCTGGAGCAAGTCCTAAAGGCCACCGAGGACATCGTGAGGGACGAAGCCGAAAAGCACGGCAAGACCTTCTCCGCCTTCGGTGCAGAAATCCAAGTCAAGGAGGGGGCGTTGACACCCGACTACCAGCACGATCAGGTGTGGAGCGACCTGCAAGCGTCCATGAAAGCAAGGGAAGAACTGCTCAAGATGGCCTTCCGCAACGCTGGCAAGGCAACGGTGTACGACGAAGCGACGGGCGAGGCCGTTCCCGTATGTCCCGCAAAGGGGACAAAACCAAGCATCGCAGTAACTTTTAAGACCAGTTAAGATGCCCGAACAACCCATCCAAAAGAGAGGCTCCCAACGCCGAAACCGCAACGCAACGGTCAAGGCCGTGTACCTACTGCTCAACAAGCCCATGCGTGTTGAACGATTGGCCGAGGCCGTAGATTTGCCCCTCCGCCAAACCTACCGAATCATTACCCACCTCAAAGCAACGGGGTGGTTGCAAAGCGACAGGTCTTACTACTGGCTAACCATAAACCCTTAACCATGCCCAAACCTAAAGGAAAAGAAATTCAACGAAGAGTGGCCACCATCTACGCCGTGTCATACCTCGCACAACGCCCATACAGGGCCACAGAACTCGCCGAAGTTCTTGGGGTGACCATCCGTACCACCTATCGAATTTTAAGCGATTTACGGGCCTCTAAATGGCTCACAAAAGAAACTTGCAAATATTCAATTCAACCCAATCAAAACCCAATCTAAAACCCATGAGCAACTACACCCCACAACCCAACACCTTCTCCCTGTTCGCCAACGACAAAGGTGACAACCCCAAGCGGCCCGATTACAGGGGTGACATCATCCTCCCCGATGGGACCAAGATGCGGCTCTCCGCATGGGTCAAGGAGGGACAGTCAGGCAAGAAGTTTTTAAGCGGCAAAGTAGAGCCGATGAACGAATCCCGTCCAGCCAACGCATTTGAACCACAGGCTGGAGATATGCCGTTTTAGTGTAACTTTGCCCGAAGATTACATTTACTACTATAGCCCATTTGAAATTGCAGCCAAATGGTGCTTCCGATAAAGGGTTCATTCTCTAACCCCTGCCCTGGCTGCTGCAATCAGTCAGGGTTTTTTTTTACCTCCTATGAGAGATTCATTCATCTTCTACCGCTCATTCCTCAAGAGCATCCAACACCTTGACCCAGTTGAGCAGTTGGAACTATTCCAAGCCATCGTGCAGTACGGGCTTGACCAACACGAACCCGAAATGAGCAGGTATGTTCGGGCCGTGTGGGAATCCATAAAACCGCAACTGGATGCTAATCAGCGGAAATACGAGAACGGTTGCAAGGGCGGGAAACCAAAGGCTAACCAAGACCTAACCACCCCCGAACCACCCCATAACCTAATGAGTAATGATAATGGGAATGATAATGAAAAGGAGAATGATAATGCAAAGGAGGAAGGGGTAATGGCAAAGCCCAAGAGGGATAGCAGTATTTTGTTTGACCAATTTTGGAGCCTCTACCCCCGCAAGACCAGCAAGCAGTCCGCATCCAAAGCCTTCGCCAAGTTGAAGGACGAAGACCAGCAGGCCGCTATCAACAACATCTCCCGCCTCTACGCAGAAACCCCCGTCCAGTTCGTGCCCCATGCGGCGACCTACCTTAACCAAGGCCGATGGGAGGACCAAGTAATCCCAAGGAATGCTACCTTCAACCCACTAAACCAAACCGACGATGAACCCCTACCATCTTACCGCTGAACGACGGCTCTTATCATGCCTTATGGACCAGTTCACCAACCGAGCGGTCCTGCTCCTTCAAATCCCTGAACGCCTATTTACGGGGAACCATGTCCTCGTTTACAGGGCCATTGAATCCCTCCACCGAGCGGAGCGACCCGTTGACCTGGTAGCCGTTCACAAGCACCTCATCGACAACGGTCAAGCCCATGTCATCGCTGAATTTGTGGACATCTTGGACGGCAACACGCTGACCTCCGATTGGAAGGTGTACGCCTCGGACCTCAACGAAGCGTGGAAACAAAGAGAGGAACAAAGGATCATGGACGAGTTGGCCCATGATAGGGATATCCCCAAAGCCTTCGCCCGCTATCAATCCATGCAAGCGATTGAAACCAACGCCACCGAAACGACCGCCCACGAACTGGCCAAGACCTACCTCATGAATATGAACGAGGTAAGGGAAGGCAGGCGCAAGGATTCTATCTTTCCGACCTACATCAGCCCGATGGACCGAATGATGACGGGATTTAAACCCACCGAGTTTATCCTGTTGGGCGGACGGCCCGCAATGGGCAAAACCCTCTTGGCCCTGCAAATAGCGATGAATCAAGCCATGGCCGATATCCCCGTGGTGTTCTTTACGCTTGAAATGTCAGCGGAGCAACTGACCCAGCGTATGCTTTCCAACCTCGCCACCATGGATGGGGCGCACTTCCTCAACCCGACCGAGCGAATCAGTACGCAGGACTTTATGGACTTGGGCCAAAAAGCGGACCTCCTAAAGTCCAAACCGCTCTACATCGTGGACCTGCACCAAGCCAACCTGGACCGCATTGAGGGCGAAATCGCTAAACTGAAAACCAAGTACGGAATTTGCGGGTTTTACTTGGATTACCTGCAACTGGTAGAACCGACCAAGATTGACAAGGCCAAGCCTAAAATTGAGCAGATGACCAACATATCCAAGACCCTTAAAGCCATCTGCAAACGGCAGAAGGTGTTCGGGGTCGTGGTGTCGTCCCTATCCCGTGCAACCGAGGGAAGGAGCGACCATCGGCCCATCATGTCCGACTTGCGGGAAACGGGGCAGTTGGAGTTTGACGCTGACAAGATTGGCTTTGTGTATCGCCCCTACGAACACGACAGGAATCAGCCAGCGGATTTGATGGAGGTCATCGTCCGCAAGAACCGCAACGGCTCGCTTGGAGTTGCCGAGATTCAATGCCACCTTCCCTACACCAAAGCCAACGAATACCCACCCAATTCGCTATGATGGAAGAATACAACCTCCAAGCCGCCTGCGTCAAGTTGTTCGCTTTAATGCGACCCAACGAGCAGGGCCTGCTATTCTTGAATCTCAACAATCCCCGTTCCCGATCCAATGGTTTCTTCCTAAAGGGTATCGGGCTGACCGCTGGAGTTGCAGACATGACCTACCTATCCCCCAAGGGTGCGGTGTTCCTTGAATTTAAAACGCCCAAGGGCAAGCAGTCCCTCTCCCAAAAGTGGTGGCAGGGGGTCGTTCAAGAAGCGGGGTACAGGTACGAGATAATCCGAAGCGTGGAAGAATTTCAGCAGGTGTTGGCTGAATGTGGGTAGAGTATTTATATCTTTGACCCATGCGCCGCATACTGCTCCTGTTCCTGATGACCGCCTGCACCAACAACCGCCCTTGGACGGTTATTGAGGTGCGGCCCAAGGGGGATGCCTGCGAGTATGTGTTGAGCCGAAGCAACGGATTCGGGCCGCAAGTAAAAAACATAACCGCAAAATGCGGGAAATATCAATTATTCCAAACCATAAACCCCTAACCCATGAAACCAACCCCGACCTTTTTGGTAGGTGCTGTTATGCCTTCGTGCTTACGACTTTCGCTAAAAACTAAATGGTTTGAAATGACTAAAGCAGGGACAAAAACAGAAGATTACAGAGAGTTAAGCCCATACTGGTCAAAACGATTTGGAACACCTATTACTTGGGCAATGGAGGCTTATATTCAACCTGATTTTTGCGATACTGATGGAGTTGGATATACCTTAAATCAAACAAATTACAAAGTAAACTTAATGACTTTAGGCTACCCAAAATCAACTGATACAGAGCGTATTTTAAAACTTGAACACAAAGGAATCGAAATAAGAACTGGCAATCCTGAATGGGGGGCTGAACCGAATAAACTATACTTTGTCATTATGCACGGAGTTATTTTAGCATGAGGATAACTCGTTTATTTGTCCAGTTTTCCTTCCCCAACCCCCTAACCCATGAAACCAACCCCCACCGATTTCCGCCGCTGGCAAATCCACATCCGCAAGG